AATTTGAAACAAAATCAACTTCTTCTAATCCAGGAACAAATGTATATTTGAGTTTTTTATAAAATTCCTTTAAGAATAATGAGCTTAAATTTTGTATCGAAGATTTATTCTTATGATCGGTTGATATTGTTTTAGAAAAAATTAATTCTTCTTGATTTAAATCATTATGATAATTAGTAATTCCACTAAATCCACGAATACACCCGGTGAATGTATTTGTTGTAATTCCTGTATATGTAATAACTTCATCATCAATCTTTAATAATCCATATGTTTGAGGAAATCCTTTAGTGCTTGTTACTGTTATGATTCCAACCGTTGAATTAATATCATTTTGTAGAAATGTATTATCAACTACAACTTCGGGAGTTAGATTGTCTAACTTTAAATATTGATCAAGATTTTCTGCAATGTCTACTGGACCACTTTGATATTCTTGAGAAATATAATACTGCTTTAAAAAATCTATGAATTTTGGACTTTCATCTAAAATAAATTCTGGCAGTTGATTTTCGATAATTTGTTGAATCTTGACTCTAGATTCGAACCCTGTTTGTATCATATTATGATCTTATAAATTTTCCATTTGGATAACTTGAGGTATAATAGTCTCTTACGAATGATGTTCCAGATATTTCATCACCAGAAGCAATTACATCTCTTACCATATTTATCGCACTTTTTGAAATGCTAAAATTTAAATACAAATCATTTAATCCAACAATATCATTTGATTCTGGAAATGCCTGAATTTCGATTATGTTACCTGCGAGAGAGGTCGCGCTAATTTTGATTGTTCCCAGTCTAATCTCTCCTTTTGAGTAATCAATTGTTCCTGCGGATTTTATGATCACTTTCTTAGAATCAGTTATAACTGCAATAATTCCATTTGTTCCGGTAGAATCTGGAACATCTGTGAGATATACCGTATCTGGTTCATTAGATATATTAAATCCGGTAGATTTAATATTATAACCCTCACGATTAATGTGAAATTTATTTCCAAAACATAATTCATATTGGGCAAATTGTTCGGTGACTGTCTTTAAGTCTCTCCGAATTATAACTTTTGTGATATTAGAGGTTATAGAATTGTCTGTATTATCAATGACTTGAAGGACTTTACTGTATTTAAATCTACCGCCAAATTTATTTAAATCTATGGAATTTGAATATTGAGTAAGAGAATTGGTAATTCTTGTTTTAAGAGATTCAACCGTAGAAATTTGAGAATAATTATAATAAATTGAAGAATCAATTTCGACATATAATATTTTAAGATCGATTATTTTTTGATTAATTCCAGAAATACTATATTGTTTAAGATCCGATAAAATTCTTGATTTTTGAAAATCTGAAACATATGTTCCATTTTTTGGTTTAATTGCAATTGATACTGTTCCATATTCTGGGGGGTCTAATTCTTCTCCGCCAATAATTGAAACCGATTCGGTGTCTGGGTATATTTTTTTAACAATTGCTTCATAATCTCTTGCAGTAACTGCTCTGTACTGTGATGCGTATATTCGTGGAGCAAAATACTTAATTGAGTCTAAGGGTTCTATTTCAGACCCATTTTGAGATTTTTGAGTTACCGTTAGAGATACTGAATCTGGATTTATTTTTGTACCCTTTGCAGATTCTAGATTTCCAGAAAAAGAAAATGAAGATGCTCCGTTACCATCTTTACCGTCTGTAATTATATAATTTACTGTAATAACAGAATTATTTTCTAATTTTTTTCCAATGATTCCATCACCAAAGAGTAATTCATATTTTTCATCCTGAACTTCTTGCAATAAGTAAATTTTAGATTCTGAATTTACATTTAAAATGTTATCAGTAACAAAGTATTCGACTCCTAATCCACTATCATTAATTCCTTTTACATATACTGAGATAGTATCAGTATCAATAAATGAATTGTTTAAAATGAATCTTTGATCTAATGATCCATCAACCGTAAAATTTTTAGTTAGAAAAGTTCCTTGATATACATCAATATTATCAAATTTTACAACTCCTAGTCTTACACTTGATGTGATATTTTCCGGAATAGAGAATGTGTATGAAGTGTCATTTACGCTTGCTATGCACACTAGACCCGCCTTTAAGGTGACTGTAGAAGTATCCTCAACAATAGTCGCAGTGAGAGATACTTGTGCCTTTGACGCTGTTCTAGAGCGAGGAACATATCCAATATTTCTTGCTAATGAAACTACATTTTCTCTAAGAGTTGCAGAATCTAAGAAAGATTCATTCACAATCATATTTGAATTAAATGCAGTAATATAGGTATTATATGCAAGCGTATCAATGAGTACTGCAAAATTAGATCCTTCGAAATCAAAATCAGTAAATGATGAATTTGATCTGAGATAGTCTTTTATTGATGTTTTTATCTGATCGAAATCTAGATTTGTGAATTTAGTGAAAGGCATTTTATCTTGTTGCCTCTAGTATGAATGAGTACTCTTGAGTTGGAAATTCTTGCCCTATAATATCAAAAATCACTGTTACATTAAAAGAATTAGAGTCGGGTGTTGGATCTACATCGATAATTACATTTTCGACTCTAGGCTCAAAGTTACTGATCGAAATCTCAATCTGTCTTTGAATTACTGAAGCCGTACCAAAGTCAATAAACTCAAATAGACTTTTTGTAATATCAGATCCCAAAAGGGAATTAAAAAATCTTTCTGTTGGAATAGTTTGAACAATATTTCTTACGGATCTACGAATCGCATTTTCATTTTTTAGTATTGGTAAATCCTTTGTCACTGGATGTGGTTCAAAGGATAGACTGATATCTTTAAATGATCTGGATATCCTTTGAACTGACATCTAATATTGGGAATTTTCTTTATTTATATTCTTTTTAGAAAGATTTGAAGATTGGTTCTGCTCCGTATTCCCAATCATCATAATCATCATCATTTCTAATTTTTTCATGCAATTCATATTGCTTTTCATAATCGTGCTTTGGTGCAATATCATGAATAACTTCTTGAATAATTCTTTTTTGTGGAGTTGAGTTATAGTCGGTAATTAATTTGTTAGTTCCCCACATTTCATACATGTAGTCTTTGTCTCTATCAACCGGTAAATTTGACATTTTTTTAATAAACTCTACTTATATTTAACGATTTACTTCTCTTAGGTAATAATCAAGTGAATTTAAATATTCTAATATTTTAATTGCAATAATTTTTGGATTTTTATCACCACAAGTATAGATATCAACTGCTAGACATCCATTTTCGGGCCAGGTATGGCACGAAACATGACTTTCTTCCAGTGCGATTACGATTGTACATCCCTGAGGTAAAAAACGATGAGCAAAAATATTAAGAATTGTCATTTTTGCACGAGAAATCCCTTCAACCATAACAGATTGAAGGGATTCTACATCATTAATAAGACTGAATTCAACATTATACACCTCTAATAAGAGATGATTACCCATAGAAAACTGTTTCAATTCTTAATTTATTAAAAATATATTTATTATGGTTTTAATAAATTAAGTATAGTCACCCTTTACCTTGTCCTCTGTATTTTTTTGGCGCACCATTACGACTTGATTTCGAATATCTGGTGTTTTTTCCTTGACCTTGACTTGTATTTTTTGGTTTTGACTCAATCATCTGGTTTCCGCTAGATGATTTCTTAATCGCCATAATAAATCTCCGTTTTTAATTGTTCTGAGCATGGAGATCCTGTCTGATAAAACTTTACAGACAAGTACTCCATAGTATTGAAATATTCTTCTTCGGTTAACTTTAAATAAAGTATTTCATTATTGAATATTATATTGTAATATTCTTTCATTTTTATACTTTAGATTACTCTCATTTTTTCATGACCAACCCGAATACGAGGATCACACCAAATCTCAAAACCGGCTTCTTTTGCATCTAAACAGAATGATACATCTTCACCACACATATCCTGAACTTCTCCAGACTCAAAGACTTGCATCTTGGGGGCAAACCAGGGATATTTAATTTCTTCATGTTCAAAAACGCCTTTTTTAATGAGTAACCAACCAAATCCTGCATAATCGACTGTAAATGGTTTGCGGCGCTTTGAAATACTATCTGTGGTTTCATGATTCATCACTCCACCATTATTACGGAAATCATCTTCTTCCATCCAGTGAGCAACTGATGTGGTTACTCCATCCTCTGTTGCATACCAACCAGAAGCAATATCTTGGTCCATTAAAATTAATTGATAAAACTTTTCAGTATTAAAGACAATATCGGAATCAATCCAAAGTTGCCAGTCATAATTTAATTTACCATCCCACGGAAGTTGATTTGGTCCACGAAGAACATTTGCACCCAGACATTTACATCGGGCAAAGTTCACCATAGATGAATAATCTTGTGAAATTTGAATACTTGCTCCGGACTGAACAATATCAAAACACAACTGAACAAAACTTTTGAGGTAAGTATATGATACTCCTCTTCCAGGAAGGCAAAATACAATTGATTTCCCTTTAATCATTTCTCTTGCTTTAGCGTAATCCCATTCCAATTCAGAGCTTGCTGCCGTAGGGGCTTTTGCTTTTACAGTAAATCCTTTTGCCATAGTTTGTAAATAGATCCTTTCTTATTTTACGATATTATATATCATTTGTCAACACAGGGTTTTCTGTTAAAACTAAATCAGATCCTTCTAATGATATTTTTATTAGACTGTCTTCGTACCAGGATAGTTCGTTTATAATTTGCTCCGGAATAGTTATAAAATATTGACCGGTAATTGGATCAATCTGTAGGGACTCAAAAATTTCTTTGGAATTTTTTTTCATGTCGCGTAATTATACTTAATAATTCGATATTATATATCATCTTAGATTTTTTGGGCGGGATTTTTTATTTTGAGTGTTGTATTTAGATGGCAAAAGCAAGACTTTATAGCTTACGGGGACCCATGGTTTTTAATAACGCCCCCCCCGCTAATAATAATAACTGCCGTTCACGAACGCACGAACACTCACGCACGAACGAATAAGTATAAACATCGGTAATATACAATAACTGCCCTTCACGCACGAACAAATAGGCACACAAGGACTAATAAGTATAACCATCGGTAAGATATAATAACTGCCGTTCACGAACGAATTAGTTCACGAAGCAACTGTTCCATTCTTTATATGATGATTACTAATCTCGGTGAGTGTTATTATACTGTGTTAACTAATCTCGGTGAGTGTTATTATACTGTGTTAACTAATCTCGGGCAACGAATATTCACGAATGCACGAACATCTTGGAAGTTTTCCACAGGCACTGTGAAGAGTTTTCCACAGATATTTGGAAGTTTTCCACAGGTATTCCACATAACCACGAAAGTTTTCCACAACCTTATGAGTTTTCCACAGGTATTTGGAGGTTTTCCACAGGGGTCTTATGAGTTTTCCACAGGTAAACTAGGAGTTTTCCACAGATATTGATGAGTTTTCCACAGGGTATAAGTACTCATTGACACTGAAACTACTTATCATCACTGGGTTTTATGATAGTGTTATACTGTGCCTGTGGAAAACTATGAAACTGTGAGGTGTGCCACTACCACAACCGGCGGCGGCGCTTGACAATCTCATAGTCTTGTGTTATAATTAACAGGCCAAGCGGACAACAAGAACTCATAATAATACTATGATACCACAAATACTTCATAATAACACATATGTTTTAATTAACATTAATTAATAATTCACATTTATACCAATAGCAGACACACATATCACATTTCTTGTACTTTAGCAATCGCATCACAGATAAGTGTAGTCAGTAATATACACTGACCAGAGAGATCACATACTACATAAACAGTTTGCTTTGTGTGAATGTCTTGAGCGAAACGGATAGTCATTTGATTAATGAATGAAGGGTGAATTAAGTATTCTAAATCATCTTTGCAGGACTACCACAAGAACGATAGAACTTTATCATTGATAGTGCTTCTTTCATACTACTAAACGATTGAGTTCTCCATTCTTCCAACAATCCCTCTGATGGATAAGGAACTTGGTATTGTAT